TGCACGCGCAGATTTTTTTCCGCCCTAAAGGGGGTTTTTGTAAAAATTGGAGGTTCACGTGAAAATTGCGATGCGGCCCCTCGAGCAGCTGGTGCCCTACGCGCGCAACGCTCGCACCCACTCCGATGCGCAGATTGCCGAGATTGCCGCAGCCATCGCCGAATTTGGCTTCACCAATCCAGTGCTTGCCGATGAGCGCGGGATCATCGCCGGTCATGGCCGAGTCCTGGCCGCTCGCCAGCTGTTCGACGCCGGTCAGGAGGTGGTTACGGTCGATCGGCAGGTGATTCCGAAGGGCAAGATTCCGGTGATCGATTGCACCGGCTGGTCCGAAGCGCAGCGCCGCGCCTATGTCATCGCCGACAATCGCCTGGCCGAGCGCGCCGGATGGGACAAGGATCTGCTCGCGATCGAACTGTCGGGCCTGGTCGAGCTCGGTTTTGATATCGGCCTGGTCGGGTTTTCCGATGAGGAGCTCTCGCAGCTGCTCGCCGCCGGCAATCCCGGTCTCACCGATCCCGACGAGGTTCCCGAATTGCCGCTCGTGCCCGTCACCCAGCCGGGCGACGTCTGGATCCTGGGACGGCACCGCCTGGTCTGCGGCGATTGCACAGATGCCGACGTAGTGGCGCAGGCGCTCAATCGCGTGGCGCCGCACCTGATGGTCACCGATCCGCCCTATGGCGTGAATTATGATCCCGCCTGGCGCAACCGCGTGATCAGCAAAGGCAAGCGGATGAAGACGCGCGCGATCGGCGCGGTGCTCAACGACGATCGCGCCGACTGGTCGGAGGCTTGGGCCCTGTTTCCCGGCGCGGTCGCCTACGTCTGGCATGCCGGCATTTTTGCCGACGTGGTTGCGCGTAGCCTGCAGGCCAATCGCTTCGCGCTGCGCGCGCAGATCGTTTGGGTGAAGACCCGGCATGTGCTCTCGCGCGGCGATTACCATCCGCAGCACGAGCCGGCGCTCTATGGCGTGCGCGAGGGCGAGGAGGAGAACTGGAACTTCGTGCCCGAGCACGAGATCTCGAGCTATGCCGTGAGGAAGGGCGAGCCTGGGCATTTCGTCGGCGGGCGCAAGCAGTCGACGGTTTGGTTCATCGAGAACGTCAAGAACGACACCGGCCACGGCACGCAGAAGCCGGTCGAATGCATGAAGCGCCCGATCGAGAACAATTCGTCGCCAGGCCAGGCGGTCTACGATCCCTTCCTGGGATCCGGCACCACGGTGATCGCCGCCGAGATGACCGGGCGCGCCTGCCACGCGATCGAACTGAGCGAGGCCTATGTCGATGTTGCGGTGCAGCGCTGGGAAGCGTTCACCGGCGAGGACGCCACCCTCGAGGCCGATGGCCGGATTTTCAAGGCGGTCGCCGCCGAGCGCGATGAGGTGGCGGCATGAGCATTAGGCAGATGATCGAATGGGACGCCGACAAAATCCTGTTGCTGGTCGCGCAACGCAATGATCTCGAGGCGGTGCTGCGGCTGCTCTGGAGCGATTGGGTTGGCGGCATGGATGGCGACAATGTTTTCGCGGCACACGGCGAAAAGATCGTCGCAGCCCTCGGAGAGAAGCCATGAGCCGGACGCGCTACAAACCCAGCGAGCGCGACCGCAAGGAGGTCGAGACCATGGCGGGGCTCGGCCTGTCGCACGAGCACATCGCCGCGATCAAGGGCATCACCCGGCCAACGCTGGACAGGTATTTCAAGCTCGAGCTCGCGCTCGGTAACGCCCGCGCGGTGCTGCGCGTCAGCCAGTCGCTGTACAGCCTCGCCACCCGGCAGAACGCCAGCGCGGCGGCGTGCATCTTTTTTCTCAAGACCCAGGGCGGCGAAGCCTGGCGCGAGAAGCCAGCCGGCGCGCTCGGCAAGAAGGAGGAGGCCGAGATCGCCGCGCGCGATGCCGAGGCGGGCACCGGCTGGGCAGGGCTCTTGCAGTGATCGGTGATGTGGCGCTCCGCCTGCCCCGATTGGGAAGACCGGATTCGCCAAGGCCAGTCGCTGTTACCGGATCTGCCATGGATTGAATCCGAGGCGCAGCGCGCGCTGGCCATCTTTGGGCGCCTGCGCTTGCCCGACGTGCCTGGGCGACCGCTGCTCCGCGATGCGGCTGGGCCCTGGATGCGCGACACGGTCCGCGCGGTGTTTGGCAGTTTCGATCCGGCGGTCCGCCAGCGCGCGCTCCGCGAATTTTTCGTCCTGGTGCCGAAGAAGAATTCGAAGACCACCGGCGGCGCCGCGATCATGCTGACAGCGATGTTCATGTCGCGGCGCCCGCGCGCCGAATTCACATTGATCGCCCCGACGATCGAGGTCGCGAAGCTCGCGTTCGAACAGGCGGTCGGCATGGTCGAGGCCGATCCAGTGCTCGCCGCCAAATGCCGGATCCGCGATCATGTCCGCGAGATCCGCTATCGCCCGACCGAGACGTTTCTGAAGGTCAAGAGCTTCGATCCGCGCACCGTGACGGGCGGCAAGCCAGCCGGCGTGCTGCTCGATGAGATTCACGTCATCGCCGAGGATCACAACGCCGATCGCGTGATCGGTCAGCTGCGCGGCGGCTTGATCTCGCAGCCCGAGGCGTTTCTGCTGATGACGACGACGCAGAGCGAACGCCCACCATCGGGCGTGTTTCGCGCCGAGCTCATGAAGGCGCGCGCGGTCCGCGACGGCAAGCTGATCGCGCCGGTGCTGCCGCTGCTCTACGAGTTCCCCAAGGGCATCGACTGGCGCGATGCCAGCGCCTGGTGGATGGTCAACCCCAACAACGGATTCTCGGTGCACGTCGATCGGCTGGTGCCCGACTACGAGGCGGCGGATCTCGCCGGCATCGAGGAGCTCCGGCGGTGGGCCTCGCAACATCTCAACGTCGAGGTGGGCCTCGCCCTTCGCGCCGACTACTGGTCGGGCGCCTTATTCTGGGAGCAGCAGGGCGCGCCCGATCTGGCGCTCGAGGTGCTGCTCGATCGGTGCGACCTGGTCGAGATCGGGATCGACGGCGGCGGATTGGACGACATGCTCGGCTTGGCTGTCCTGGGCCGCGAGGTGGGCACCGGCGATTGGCTGCTCTGGTCGCGGGCATGGGTCCACCCGATCGGGCTCGAGCGGCGCAAGGGCGAGGCGCCGCGCTATCGCGATCTCGCCGAGCAGGGCGATCTCGGCATCGTCGAGGTGATGGGCGCGGATCTCGAGGAGGTCACCGGAATCTGCCAGATGGTCGAGGCCAGCGGCAAGCTCGACAAGATCGGCGTGGACCCGGTCGGCATTGCCAGCGTGCTCGACGCGCTCGCGGCGGTCGGCATCGCCGGCGATCGGGTCATCGGCATCCCGCAGGGCTGGCGCTTGTCCGGCGCGATCAAGACGGTCGAGCGGCGGCTGGCCGATGGGGCGTTTTGGCACGGCGGCACCGGGCTGATGGCGTGGTGCGTGGGCAATGCGCGCGTCGAGCCCGCCGGCAATGCGGTGAAGATCACCAAGCAGGCGAGCGGTGTCGGCAAGATCGATCCGGTTGTGGCGATGTTCATGGCGGCCGCGCTGATGAGCGCGAACCCGCAGCCCCGGCTTTCGGTCGCCGAATGGATTGGTTGATGCCGGCCACGCACAGATCCGTGCAAAAGAAAACCACGAACTTCGTGGAATTAAAAAAGAGACATGGTGCCCTATTTCGTGCTTGCATGATGGGGCGCGATGCCCCATACCGATTGCACCGCAACGGGGCGCTGCCCCACTGGCAACAGGAGATAAATATGAAGTTCAGCTTTTTCGTTCGGGATGACGTTTTTTGCGCCGGTCGCGATGAGCTCGGCGATCCCGTCGAAGCCCTGGCCTACTACGTCGTCGCCCAGACCGAAGCCGGTCGCCGCTTCGCTCACGAGCGGTCTTTCGTCGACGGCGGTGTCTGGCGCGCTGGTGAGACCGCAGCCAATCATTTGCTGGGCCGCATCGAGAAGGCTTACGCCGCCGGCGTGGAACTCGACATGGATCGCTGGGCCGAGATCGATCCCGAATATGGCTCGCTCGCTTATCAGGGCCTCGACAACGAAAAGTTCTTTCGCAACCGCGAGATCATGGAAGCGCACGATGCCGGTGAGATCAGCCAGAACGAGGCCTCGCTTCTGATGATGCGCTGACAATCCGAGCAGGCTCAAGACCATCCCTGGGGCGCGGTGAAAAAAGAGACACCGCGCCCCATTTTGTGCTTGCATGATGGGGCGCGATGCCACATACCGATCTCACCGCAACGGGGTGCTGCCCCACCATCGAAGGGATTTCGAAATGACCAACGGCAAATTCTATCTTCTCAACGAAGCGCCCGATGGCAGCAGGGACGTGCTGACCTATACGGCCGCCGAGATGGCCGAGATCTTCACCGCCGAGCAGCGCGCCCTGCTCGCCGCCGGCGAGCGCGTCTTTCACCGCTGGTCGAAGATCGACTTCAACCACCTGATCATCGACATGATGGTCGCCGCCAACGAGAAGATGGACCGCTGATCATGAAGAAGGTCCGCACCGCCCTCACCAAGAAGGGCACTGAGGTGATCCTGAACAAGTCCTATCCGGTCGACGGCGGCTGGATCAGCTGGGTGATCGGCAACAAGGGCTATGCCGTCGAGATCTTCATTCCCGGTCGCGAGGAGGCCTGAGCCATGATGACCGATTTCGAGATCCGCGCGCGCACGCTCGTCGCCGAGGCCCGCAATTCGAAGACCCACTTCCACCCCTCGCGCCGCGCGATTCTGATGGTGTTCGACAGCTATCCCGAACGGGCCTGGACGGTCGACCGGCTCGAGGCGGTCGCCGGCGCCATCGTCGATTTTGACCAGACCCAGGTGCAGCGCGAATTGCTGTACCTGGTGCAGCAGAAGGTGCTGCGCAGTCGCCTGGTCGGCGGCAAGCGCCACTACGAGCTCAACGTCGCGCTCTAAAAAAGAGACACCGCGCCCCATTTTGTGCTTGCATGATGGGGCAGCATGTCCCATACACGATTCACCGGCAGGGCACTTCCGCCCCATCCCCGAAAGGAGCCGCCAATGTTCTCTCCCAATATCCACGCCGCGTTTGCCTACGCCACTCCGGCAGCTTGCCAGAGCCTGATCGCGCAGGGCATCGCCTGCACGGTCGCCGTCGAAAACCAGCGCGGCGAGTGGTTTTTGCTGCATGCCGACGACGAGCAGCACGCTCGCACGCTGGCCCAGGCCTGGGTCGAGACCCTCGACGCGCGCGGCGCCTCGTGCTGGTCGCTCACGGCCAATGGCCCGGCGCGCAAGCCATTCTTCACGTTTTTCGAAACCTTCGGCGAGGAGGCCTGAGCCATGAAGCAGCTGCAGCGCGAGCTCAACAGATGGCTGGGCAATGGTCGACCGCGCCGGGTCGACCACCAGGCGCGCGAGCGCACGGCCTTCCGCCGGCTGGCCATCAAGACCGGGCTCGCATTCGTCAAGAGCTCGGACGGCTATCTCGAGGCGCCGGCGACCGGCCAGTTTCCGCTCGGCATCGCTTTCGCGCATCATGGCTGGCCGGAGTCGCTCGAGCGGCTGCAGGCGATCCTGGCGGATCCTGGGCTGCTCGACGCCCACGGCTACTTTTCCGAATAAAATCAACGCGGTGCATCATTTTGTGCTTGCATCATGGGGCACGATGCCCCATACCGATCTCACCGCAACGGGGCGCTGCCCCACTGTCCAACAGGAGATCCCAATGCTCAATCCCACCGACCTTGCCACCTATACCGCCGCTCAGGTCGCTTCGCTGGCCGACGTGGACTTTTACTCGGTCCGCGATGAAGGATTCCGCCGTCAGGACGTCGCCGAGAAGAAAATGGCCAGCCTCATGAAGCAGCTGGCGAAGGCCCGGCAGATGCAGGCGGATGCCGAACTGATCATCAATGCTGCCGAGGCCGAATGGCGCCGCCAGCCCTGATGGGGCAGTGGATAAAAAAGAGACACGATGCCCCATTTTGTGCTTGCATCATGGGGCATCGTGCCCCATACCGATCTCACCGCAACGGGGCGCTGCCCCACTGGCAACAGGAGCTACCGATGACCTACTTCGTAACCGCCCTCACCAACGACCGCGCCCGCCTGATCGTCAAGGAAATGCGCGTCACCGACGAGATGACCGCCGAGGTGGTCGCCGGCATGTGGGCCGCTGAAGGCTACGTCATCGTTCGCCGCCAGGAGGGCTGATCGATGAGCCGGCTCGACTGCCGCCGTCAGATGCACTTCGCCGAGCACCTGGCCCGCCATGGCGCCAAGGCGAACCGGATCTACCTCACCCAATTCGAGCTCGCCACCCTCTCGCCCAACTGCGAACGCACGGTCGCCCAGCGGATCCACGCCGCGCTCGATCTGGTCGCCTGATTTTCAAAGGATTGATGATGAGCAACATGAGCTACTGCCGGTGGGAAAACACCAGCCACGACATGCAGGACTGCGTGAACTCGATGGAGCTGTTTGACGAGCCGATCGGCGCCGAGTTGGACGGCACGGTGTTCGACGCGATGAGCCATCACGAGAAGTCGGGTTTCTACCGCGCGCTCCAGCTGGCGGCGCAGATGCTGGAATATGCCACTGCCGAGCAGCTGGCCGAGGCCGATGTTAATCTGAGGCGGCTCGCTTAAAAAAGAGACACCGCGCCCCATTTTGTGCTTGCATGATGGGGCGCGATGCCCCATACCGATTGCACCGCAACGGGGCGCTGCCCCACCTTCCGAAGGGGATTCGAAATGACCAAGACCCTCACCGCCCTGGAACTGATTAGCGACCGCGCTCTCACCCGCCATCGCGCTGCCACCAACTATCGCGATCGGATCGAGGACCGTCGCGAGCGCGATCGGATCGACGGCAAGTCCTACAACATGGGCGCCGAAGCCGGCCTCTGCGAAGCGCGCGCGATCATGGAAAAAGAGCTCCGCCGCCTCTGCAACCTCTTTCAGAACGGGGCGCTGTCGATCGACGCTTTCGGCATCGAGCTCTAAAAAAAGAGACACCGCGCCCCATTTTGTGCTTGCATGATGGGGCGCGATGCCCCATACCGATTGCACCGCAACGGGGCGCTGCCCCACTGGAAACAGGAGCTTCCAATGACCAACCTCGATTACGCTCTCGCCGCTCTCACCGCCGCCCAGGACGCTTTCGACGTCATCGCGTCCGAGCACACGCTGGCGCTGGCAGCTTTCAAGCGCTCACGCAGCAAGGCGAACATCGCGCGCCTCGCCGCCGCCCAGGAAGCCTTCGACGACGCCTTCGACGAGATCCAGTCGCTCCACATGGGCGTCGAAGATGCCGAGGCGCTCGACGACGCCCTCGAGGCCGCTGCCACCAAGGCCGCTGCCGCCGCCGCCGAGCCCATGTTCGATTTCTGATTCCAACGGGGCGCTGCCCCACTGCCTGCCAGGAGATTCCCGATGAACACCATGACCACCCAGCAGACCTTTCGCCTGCTCGCCGCTGTCGCCGCGCTCGAGTTTCGCCCGATGAACGACAACGACTACGCCGCATTCTGCGGTGCCGACGATGACGCGGTCATTTTCGACGGTCGCAACGAGGCCCTGGTCGCGGTGCTCCGCGAAGGCCTGGTCGACGAGGTCTACCGCGACGAGGTGCTCGTGCTGATCAGCGGCGGACGCGTCGAGATTCACGGCTGCGATGCCGAGGGCGATTCCTTCTGTTTCGCGTTCGACATCGGCCTGGACCGCCTGTTCTAAAAAAAGAGACACCGCGCCCCATTTTGTGCTTGCAAGATGGGGCGCTATGCCCCATACCGATTGCACCGCAACGGGGCGCTGCCCCACCAGCCGAAGGGAATTCGCAATGACCAAGGTCGACATTTTTACCCCTTATCGCCGCAACAAAGGCGACAGAACACTTGCTTGCAGGAATGCCGCTGGCGAGGTCATCGCCGTTTTCAATTCATCCGACCGTAAAGACGCAGAACTGTTTGCCGCGATCCAGCGCAAAGCAAGCTCCGCCTAAGAACGAAAAAAGAGACACCGCGCCCCATTTTGTGCTTGCATGATGGGGCGTGATGCCCCATACCGATTGCACCGCAACGGGGCGCTGCCCCACCAGCCGAAGGGAATTCGAAATGACCGCCACCACCTGGATGATCCAAGCGATTCAGGGCCGCAACGGTCGGTTCATGGATTTCTACGTCGAGGCCAAGACCGAAGCCGCCGCGATCCGCAAGGCCACCGCGCTCGCCAAGGCGCAGGGCTTTGATCTGCGCTGGACGCGCTTCGTCGCCTGATCCCACTTTCCCTACCGGGGCGCTGCCCCATCCACCACGGAGAATTGAAATGATGACTGCCACCACCATCGCCGCCATGTCCCACCCGCGCATCGCCGGCACATTGATGCTCGCCAGCATGAAGCCGGCGAAGCCCGCCAAGGCGCCGCGCGCCGGCAAGGGCACCGAGATCATCGCGCTGCTCGAGGAATCGGTCGACGGCATCACCGCCGGCTACCTGGCCGAGCTCACCGGCTGGCAGCCGCACACGCTGCGCGCTTTCCTTTCGGGCCTGCGCAAGAAGGGCCACCAGGTGATCAGCGATCGGCACCGCGAGCTCGGCACCACCTACCGCATCGCGAAGGAGGGCTGAGTGACCAAGCGCCGCCTCGGAACCACCGGAAGGAAAACCGACGAGCGAATCCTGCCCCGTCGCGCAGTTTGCCCATCGTGCGGCAGGCGTGGACTCAAGCTGCCGGCCACAACGCCATTCGGGGAGCGTGGCCGGGAATGCCAGTACTGCCTGCACTGGCATCCGATCCGATCCGCGATCCGCCATTCTCTCCCAACCTGAAGGAACGATACCGATGAGATCCCCAGCCTTGATCCTGGCCGCTGCGCTCGCAGCGGCTGCCTCGCCTGCCGCCGCGCGAGGCCTCGAGCTTTTCCCGACCAGCGGAGTCGAGATGAGCCTCGCCGAGGGCGTGCCGATCGCGACCAGCGACCAGGTGCGCAGCGTGGTGGTGCTCGTGCCGGTGCCCGAGCGGCTGGCGCGACGCGTCTCGATTCGGATCCTGATGCGCAATCGCGGCATGCCGGTCGCGTTCAGCCCGGCCAATGTCACGGCCACCGCCGAGGGCACGCCGCTCAAGCCGATCGGCCAGCAGCAGCTGGTGCGCGAACAGAAAAGCCGTCAGTTTTGGAGCGACGTCGGCGAGACGGTCGGCGAGGCGATGAACAGTTCGCGCGCGACCAGCACGGTTTATGCCAGCGGCTCGATCGGCGGCAGGCGCTATTCGAGCAGTCTCACCTATCGCTCGCCGGTCATGGAGGCGATCACCGACCAGCAGAACGCCGATTCCGAGGCCGCGCTCGCGGCGCGGCATTCGCTCGATCGCGCGCAGCTGGCCATGGGCGAAATGCCCGCCGGCGAGGTGCCGCAGAACGGCGAGGCCAGCGGCATCCTCACCTTCGAACTGCCGCCCGCGCTGATGCACAAGAAGGGCCAGTTTGGCGTGACCATCGCGGTCGACGTCGGCGGCACCATCCACCGCTTCGAGCTCGCCGCCTACAAGGACTGAGCCGATCCCGCTTGACAGATGGGGCTCGATGCCCCATTCCCACCGCACCGGGGCGCTGCCCCACTGCAAGACAGGAGATTCCCATGGACCCGATCACGATCAAAAACCTGCGCCGCGCGCACGGTCTCACCCAGACCAAATTTGCCGCGCTGCTGCGCATGAGCGATCGGCGCACGGTGCGCCGCTGGGAGGAGGGCGCGGTCGAAGTGAGCGGGCCCGTCTCGATTCTGCTCGAGATGCTGGCCAACGGCGAATTGCCGGCTCGGTTCATCGCGGCGGCGCACGCCGAGCCCTGAATTCACCGCGACTCGGTTGACCTTTGGTCAATTCCCGCGCAGCCTCCCTGGTGCCGACCAGGGAGGCTTTTGCGTTTCATGGCTCTCTCAGATGATCCTCCGCCGAGCCTGCGCGCCTGGCGCCAGCAGCAGGGCCTGCAGGGCATCGAGGTCGCGGCGATTCTCGGCTACTCACCCAGCTATATCTCGCGCTGCGAAAGCGGCACGCGCCGGCTCTCAGCGAACGCCTGGCGCGTGCTCGAGGCCTGGGCCGAACAGCGGCGCGCGCTATGAGAACCGGCGCGCCGATCGACGCCACCTATCGCGCGCAGCTGAACGATCTCGCGCGGTCCCTCGACAAGTTGTTCAACGGCGACGTGCGGCCCAAGAAGGTCGGCTTTGCGCTGTTGATGTTTGAATTCGGCGAGGCCGGGACCGTCAATTACATTTCCAACGCGCATCGCGCCGACATGCTGTCCGCGATGAAGGAATTCATTGCCCGCGCCGAAGGCCGCGCGGTCGACGATCCCGGACATGCGTGATGTCCGCGATCCTCGCCGCCCGATGGAGGCGCCGCACTGATCGATTCACCAGCAAGGGGAAATGGAGAAAATGACAGGACGAAAAAAGGCGGCAAGCCTGTCGCTCGAGCAGCGCATGGCGCTCGGCAAGCGCATCCATGAAAAGGAATGGCCCACGGTCCAAGCCGCCGCCGGCGAGCTCGGCATATCCGACGCCACGCTCTGGGCCTATCTGGCGGCGTACCGCAAATCGATCGGCGTGGTTACGCCGGGCTCGCTTAGGGCGAGCAAGCCACGCGAGCCGCGCGGACCCTACGTTCGCGGGTCATCTCCCGAGGAAGCCCGCGAGCGCAAACGCGCCGGAGACCGCGAGCGGCATGCCGAGAAACGCCGCCAGCAGCGCGAGGCGCGCGAAGCCGGGCTCGCCAACGGCGCCGGCCAGCACCTGGTCCCGGTCGCGGCGCCGCTCGCCGTCTCGGCCTTGATCGAAGCGCGCATCGCCGAGCTCGAGAGCGAACTCGAGCGCGCGCACGACGAGGTCGAGATTCTGCAGAAGCTGCTGATGGTGGTGGGGCGTTCGCTTTGACCAAGCAACGCCCTGTTCGGCTCTGGTCGCCCTCGCGCCCCGAGCGGCCCGATCGCGATCCGATTCACGTCGAGATCCTACGCCTGCTCGAGCGCGACAAACGCTCGGTTTGGGAAAAGGCCAACGCCTCCGGCTTGTCGACGTCGACGATCTACGCCTGGCAGAAACGCAAAACCAAGCGGCCCTCCGGTGTCTCGCTGCAGATGGCAGCGGCGATGCTCGGCAAGCGCATTACCCTCAAGTGATCGGGAAAGGACACCGGCATGGACGAGCGCCCGCTGCATTACGAGAGCGCGCCGCATATCCGCGAGGCCATGGAGAAGAACGGCAAGCGCCACGCCGATCTGCTCTTATTCTGGATCCAGGAACTGCAACGGCTCGGTGCCGACAGCAACGACGTGCTGTCGCTGATCGCGCACCTCGCCGCGCTCGACACCGCCGCCGCGCTCGCGTTGATTCAGCGGCGGATGGCCGAGCTCGTGCCGGCGTTGTCCACAGGCGCCGGCGACGCCCACGCGCACGAGGCGATGCGGATCTTTATGGCGGACGTCATGGCGCGGGCGATCTATTTGACCACGCTCGGTGAGAAAGAGGCGAAGCCATGACCAAGGATTTCAACCCCGAGGGCCCGATCGATTGGGAACGCGAGACGCGCCGGCTCGCCAGTATCATCGCCGACATCGCGGCAACGGCGGCGCGCGTGGTGCGTCCGCAAGGGCACCAGTCGGCGCTGGTCGAGCGCGGGCAGATCCTCGCGTTTCTGAATCAGGCGCGCGATGCCGCCGCGCAGGAGGGCGACAGCCCGGTCACGCTGCAGATCAATATCGGCGGCGCTCTGTCCGAACGGGCGCGGGCGGCTGTGCCCGTCATCGCCTGCGCGGTGATCGATGCGCTGATCGAAGCCATCGAGCAGGGCCTGCACCTGGACAACCGGGTCGCGGTGGTGCGGCTGGGCGAGGATGATGGGGAAACGCGGCAATGAGCGACGAACCCGATCCCGGCGCGATGGACGGGCGCGCGATTGCGGAGAAGCTGTATGCGCTCTCGCATGAACCGAATGCCCCGCTCGCGCCGCAGTTTTGGCTGTGGATAGGCGTGGCCTGCGCGCGGATGCTCGAGTACCAGCGCGCGCTCGAGAAGCTCGGCCAGCTGCCGCAGCCGCCTGCCGGAAAAGCGCCATGACCGCGCCCGATTCCGCCCCGCCCGATGCCGATCGTCCGCTCGCCGAGCTCACCGATCTCGAGCTCGAGCAGCACACAACCAATTCGGTGTTCAGAGCCTGGCAGCGCTCGAGCAACATTCATTTTGCGCAGTCGCGCGCCGATCACGTGCTTTGCTCGTTTGCCTTCGTTTGCGGCTGGATCTGCGCGCTCGGTCTCGCGCCGCTGCTCGACGTGCGCCTCGCCTGGCTGCTGGCTTTCGCGCTTGCGGTTTATCTGGGCGCGATGGCCCTCGGGCGAATCATGCGCACGAGAAAGCTGATCGATGAATTGCGCGGGCGCGGCACCGACAGTTTCATCGCGATCGAGACCGAGAAAACCCTGCGCTCGAGCGAGCGCCGCGCCGCGCGCCGGCCTGTGCATTGAGGAGAAAACCGATGACAAAAACCGCCAGCGAAAAGCTCGATCAGGGCGAGACCATGGCCGAAATGTGGGACGGCTTCAAAGTGAAGACGATCCCGCCGACCGCGCCGCCGATCCAGTTTACCGAAATGCGCCATGCGTTTTACGCAGGCGCGATGTGCCTGTTCAACTGGTTCATGGTGCAGATGGATGAGGGCAGCGAGGAACCGACCGAAGGCGACATGGCCAAGGTCACGGCGATGAACGACGAGCTCGAGGCCTATTTCGCCAAGTTCACCGGGCGCTGAAGCGCATGCAAAACCGCCCGCCATACTTCGTCGATTTCAACGAGCAGAACCTGCGCCGGTCGCTCACCGCATCGCTGCCCGAAACCTACAGGCCGGAGATCAAGCTCGAGGTGATCGATCTCGCCGTGCAGGCGACCAAGCGCGCCGAGCGGTCGTTTTTCGACACGCTCGAGTTGGCGTCCGACGAGGATGTCGCGCAGCGCGTGCTGCTGGTCGCACTGTCGGTCGCCAGGCAGACGTTCGATCATATGCTCAAGGAGGCCATCGCCTACAGCCGCGAGCAGGGGATCAAGGTCAAGGTCAGACGGACGAAGCGCCAATGAGGCGTCAAGAACTTTCGGCGGACAATGTGCGGCGAAAGTTTTCCGCATTGTCCGCGCGCGGGCGATCATGAACCGCCCGCACATTGTCGCGCAGGAGACGTAGGAATGGATGAGAAACTGCTCGACGCATTGCTGATCACTCTGAAGGCGCAGCGCGATCCCGAATGGGCCAATTGGAACCAGGCACTGGTCGCCGGCGCCCAGACCACTCTCACCGCCAGGACCAACGAGGCGATCGTGCGCGGGGGCGTGCGCGTCTCGCGCGCCCCGGTGGGCGAGACGCCATGAGCGACGATCTCTATTCCGATTATCTCAATTCGATTGCGGTGAGCCTGAAACGGATTGCCGATGCGCTGGACCGAGCGCCGCCTGCGCAGCCCCAGGGACCGGCCACGCGACCGGCCACGCGACCGCGTTCGCTTCCCTGCGATCCGTTAAACCTGGGCCTGACGGCTACGGCGCGCGTGCTGGGCGTCAGCCGCAGCCGCATCGACCAGTTGATCAAGGAGGGCCACCTCGAGGCCGTGTGGCTGGGCCGGCGCCGGCTCGTGCGATATGAGAGCATCGTCGCCTATAGCGAAGCATTGCGGCGCGAGATCTGAGGCCCCCAAAAATACCACCACCGGATGCTGGGGGCGATGCTGGGGGCGACGCAATATTTTTGACCAGATTTGAGGCTCAATTTCCGATGTTTAGCGCCCGAGTTCGATTCCCTAGGGGGTCAGCAAACTTCCGTCTACTGTGCTCTACAGTAGTCAACCGCCCCCAGGATAATGGCGGAAAACCGACAAGTTCACTTCCCAAGTTGTAAACTGTTGTCTACTGCCGTCTACGCGCCCAGGGGGCGATTCAGGGGGCGATGCGAATGCCCTCTGGGGGCGACGGAAACGCCTCCACGGTTCCTGGGCCCGCAAGGGACCGTGATCACATGCTCAACAAATTGAACGCCGCGCGAATCGAAGTCCTGGCGAAGACCAGGCCCGAACGCGACACCAAGCACGCCGATGGCGGCGGGCTCTACCTCTTGCAGCGCGCGTCCGGCGCGCTGCTCTGGAACCTCAAGTACCGGATCGCCGGCGCCGAGAAGCGCCTCTCGATCGGAATCTGGCCGGCGGTCTCGCTCGCCCAGGCGCGCGCCACGCGCGATGCGGCGAAGGAGCAGCTGGCCGCTGGCATCGATCCTGGCGCCGCCAAGCAGCAGGCGAAGGCAGCGGCGAAAGCGCCCCCGATCGACGCCCCCACTTTCGGCAAGTTCGCGGCGCAGCTGTTGACCGATCTCGCGCCCGCGCAGCACGCCGAGACGCGTGTGAAATGGAAGGATCACATGCGCTATGCGACCGACGCGTTCGGCGACCGCGACATCGCCACGATCAAGCCGGTCGAGATTCTCGATTTCCTCCGCCCGATCGCCGCGCGCGGCACGGTCGTCACCGCGCAATCAATCAAGCAGAAGATGAGCGCGGTGTTTCGGCGCGGCATGCTCGCCGAGGCCTGCGTTGCCGATCCGACGATCGCGCTCAAAGGGATCCTGCCGACGCCGACCAGCACGCCGCACAAGGCGATCATTCAGCCCGAAGCCTTCGGCGCGATGCTGCGCAAGGTCGATGGCCATCGCGGGCACCCGTCGACGCGCGGCGGGATTCTGATGCTCGCGCTAACCTTCCAGCGCCCGCACATGATCCGCTTCGCCGAGTGGTCGGAGATCGACTGGGAGAACAAGCGCTGGAACGTGCCGGCACGCAGCATGAAGGGCCAGGCTCAGCACAAGCGCGACCACATCGTCCCATTGTCGCCGCCCGCGCTCGAGGTGCTGCGTGCGATGCTGGCCGTATCGGGCGACGGCAAGTTCATCTTTCCAGGCCGCTCCGGCGATGTGCCGATGTCGAAAGTGACGATGAACAACGCGATGCGCAATCTCGGCATCGAGAACCAAGTCAGCCATGGGTTTCGCGCCTCGGCCAATACGATGATCAAGGAGCAGCTGGCCAAACGCCTGGCCGAGCACATGCCGGTGGGCGCCGGCGTCGATCTGCAGGAGTTGATCGATATCCAGCTGGCGCACGTGATCGGCGACGCCCAGCGCCGCGCCTACGATCGCGTCAAGTTCCTCGAGTTTCGCATCGCGCTGATGGACGCCTGGGGGGAATTCCTCGAGGGCCTGCGCCAGCGCCCCGGGAAGGTCACCGCGCTCTACGCCGCCGGCACGCAGGCCGGCTGAAGGATCAATTTGTAACGCGACTCCGGCGCGCTGACGCGAATGTCAGCGCGCCGGACGCCAACCATGAGCCGTGCGACATTTGCGATTTTTGGGTTGAGCAATATCGATCGGTGTATACCACTGTTGACAACTTTTTCAGGGGCTTGACAGCTAAGGCGCGAGATTAACGCGATTAATTCTAACGTCATCGAACCGTCGCACGCCGTCTTGATTTTTGGGCGCAATGGGCGGATTTTTTGAGCTCGCAGCCCATTCTCAAATTCGAGGTTTCTGATGTCGCAGCCCATGCCAGGCGGTGAAGCGCTGATGCGCGTCGGCCATGTTGCCCAGAAGCTCGGCTGCTCGAGGGCCTGGATTTATCGGCTGGTCAAGGCCGGTCGCTTCCCGGCGGGCACGCGCCTCGGCTCGAGCAACTGGACCGTCTGGCCACGCAGCGTGGTCGACCGCTGGATTGCCGAAAACGTCAACGACAACCCCACGCCGCCGGTGATTCACCCGCCGGATAAGCCGGCGCCGCGCCGGCCCACGCCGCGCGCGAAGAAGGCGCCAGCCCCAATCCACCACTAGTTTTTGGCGCGGGCGCGCGCCATCCGGTCACCGCCGATCGGCCTGCGCTCGCGCGGGGAGGAATTGTTCGTCCAATGGAACCGCTCGCCGCCCTCATTGCCGAAATGGATTCAGCGGGCGCGCCGATCGGCGCCATCCAGATTGCGGTGCGGGCGATCGAACAGACGCGGGCAGAACTCGCCGGCGAACTGGAACGCCTGCGCGCGCCGGCTCGACGGCGCCAGCAGGAGCGGCGCGCGCGGCTGGAAACCGAACGGCAGAGCGGCGGCGCCGATGGCGTGGAAGCGTTACCGTCACGTGATGGTAACGGGACAGAAGCGTTACCGACGCGTGACAGTCACAGCGAATTCCCCCCCTTCTCCCCCCCCAATAAAAACCCCCCGCAC